TGTAATTACACCTGATGGCTTATTAAGGGTAACTCCTGTTCCCTTGTTTGTAGCTTGCGTAACTGAACCTGTGTCATCGTCAGAATAACCAAGTGCAGAACCCGCAACCGCTTCAAATTGTGATGGCATAATAAATTACCTCTAGTCTTGATTAGATACGTTGGTGATCCTTACGATACCAATGTTCTTTGTTTCGTAGACCTTCGACCAGTTGCCCACTGTTTCAAGTTGCGCTCTTGTTGGGTTTGTAGTTGTTACAGCCCACTTAGAACCAACAGGATGATATGTGTAATGTAAGTCAATTGACATAGCATCAGACTTTGCGAGAATGTCGCGGTCTGTTTCTGTAGTCAGTCCAGCTTGCTCACCTGAAGCAACAGAACCCGCTGTGAAGGCATATGTTGAATATTCAGTAGAAGCGCCTGAACCTGTTGTTGGTACATCATCAGAAACGATAACTCTTAGCCCCATAAATGTAGGAACTGAAGGACTACCGAAAGCATTTGCAGTTGTACCAGAAGTAGCACTTGCATCAGCATTACCATTGTTATCGTAAATACGATCAATAGCGTTTCTTTCTATCAAGTCATAATAAACTTTGCTGTGCATTGCGATAGCTGTTAACTTATCGCCTTGATCTCCAAGGATTGATCTTGCTCTAGCAATATGACGAGGTGAAAGCGCTGTTGGGCTATCGCCTGATTCGGAGTCAACTGTTAATCCAAAGAAAGCTGAATTGCTATCGTTTGCATTGATTGAACCAAACACACCTGAAAGACAAGAGAATAAATCCTTCTGTCTTTGGTTCGCTATATAAGCACCAATTTTCTGCCCAATCGCAGCCATAGGATCAGAACCCGCGGCTAAAGCAGCTAAGTCACGCGCTTCATATGCTTTACCGCGATGAAGCACAACCCCAATCTGTTGATCGGTAGAAATTTTGCTTGGTGTTAATGATGAAGAATCGGAAAGAACTTCAAAATCGCCTGAAAGATTTGCAGAATAAAATGGGATCTTAACGAAATCCCCACCTTCTGTCGCATTAAGCTCCGCCAAGGGTTGAACCACACCGCTAGCCAAGAAAGCATCGCGAAGTGTTGTCTGTTCGATAACGTATGGCGTAAAAATTTCAGGAATTATAATATCTGAGCGTAAAACCGCCATAGATAACTCCTATAAAAATTGTTTAGCAGTATGGGCGCAGCCCTAACATTCTCAGCGCAGCTTTGAATTGTTATTTATATATTAACCTTAATTCTGTTATTTGTAATTCTTTGCAAGCTCTTTTGCACGTTGCCAACCTTCCCTGCCGTATTTTTTAAATATTTCATGTTCAACGGTATGTTCACCGTTTGCCAATCTACGCATCAATTCAGCGTCAAATTCGCCTGTGTTTACTTGAGTTCCGCCAGTTCTAGTAACGGGCGCTCCTGAACCTGTCGCAGGCTGATTTTTTAACAAATAAGCGTGTTCTTTTGATAAAGAAGTTTTTGCCCATTCTGTAACATTGTGACGCTCATAACCATCAATAACGACAGGCTTTCCATCCTTCAGTTCAATACGACCTTTTAAAAAGTTATCATGTACAAGTTTTGGGTTGTGTGTTACTTCCGCCAAGGCTTGTATGGCGGGGGAAATAAGTTCCAACTCTCGTACTTTGGCTCTAAGTTCTTCGATTTCTTTGTCTTTGGTGGCGCTTCGCTCTCGAAACTGTTCTTCGCTTTTTTGGATTGCTTCTTTGTAGTTTCCTTGTTCTTCAAGTTTTTGTTGCTCCGCTTTATTCTTAAAATCAATCAAAGCCTGAACGTCAACGCCTTCAGGTAAAGATTGAATAGTTTTTTCAACTTTACTAAATTTTCTTTTTTCTTCTAATATTTCTTTATTCTTTCGATCAAGCGCTTCGATCCTGTTTAGAAGTTCTTGTTCTCTCGCGTTTGTTTGTGATTCAGAAGTCGCGGACTCCTGAAGTTGTTCGTCTGACATAAACCCGCAGGGTTAAATTTTCTCCATACTAGCTCACCATTTTACTTTGTCAGCCCAATAAGCCGCGCTAGTTTTACCTTTAGCAATATTTTTTGCGTGTCTTGCTTTAAAACTTTTTCTTTTTGATTTATCTGCGTCTGCGAGCCATTAATCTTTGTCTGATTTAGGTTTTGACTTCTTAGGCTTTGGCTTTGCGCCTTTCATGTCGTTAAGTTTTTCAAAAAATCCTTTAGCCATTATTTTTTACCTCCTTTCTTTTTTTTCTTTTTTTTTGTTCCTGTGTGATAGGGCATAGCTTTAAAAAAGATTGTATATATACTAGAATAACCTTGAATGAGGTAAAAAGCATTGTTAACAGCTAAAAAGATGCAAACAATAATGAATGAAGTTGTTGGTGGGAAAATAGTAAAAGAAAACGAAACAGGCGAAGAAAAGAAATTTAGACAAGAGATTGTTGCTTCTGTAAAAAGAACAAGAAAGATTGCAAAAGAAAAAGGAATCAAGAATACTGTCATCGACTTTACTCCTGAGTTCCCATAAAAAAAGCCCCTTTCGGGGGCTGTTTGTTTAGCGGTATAAATAACCGCCGTGTGGCCTGCGCATAACTCCTTCAAACAATGCTTCTTTGTTTTCAAAAAGATTGAACCTTGCACCTTTAGCAGGGGCGTTCCAACCCGCGGGAAGAAATACATCGCCTGTTGTTTTATCAACAAAAGCATGAACGTGTTTTGGCTGATAGCCTGCGGGGGCGGCGTTGATTCTGCCATACTTAGCATCATCTACCCATTCCATCGCAACAACCTTGAAATACTTTCTGCCGATCATGTAAGTAAAGTATTGTGGATTATCGTCTGTTTTGTAGTTGCCGTCTTCATCTAAATGCCAAGGGTCAAATGTGCCATCTTCATTAAGACGTAAATTTTTCAACCATGCTTCGTTGGCTTCTGTGATTTTTTCGCAATACTCTTGAGCAAGAGTTTCAACTGTTTGTTTTGTTGCTGTTGTCATTTGTTTGATTGGTTTAGAACAATTTAATTATAATATAATTAATAGAGGGTGTCAACCCCCTAGAAATTATAATCGTGGAACTTGACCCATCCTTGGCTGATGATTTGTCGCCTGTTGCTTCCCTTTTCATACCATTCGTTGTCGTTGCCAAGATAACCTTCTGTGATTCCACCGTCAGGATTTTCTGTAATAATCCATCTTTGCTCCCTGTTGTTTTTGCAATGACCAACGAATCCGCCAATTGCAATATCTGGTTTCCAAGTAGGGTCAAGAGTTGCTTTTGCTTCCTGTAACTTGATACGCTTACCTTTTCTTTCGATAACCGTGTAAGGCTCAATGTCTGTGTATAAACAGATGTGCGCCTGATCGCCAACCTGAAAGTCTTTGTGATCGGCGGGAACTGTGTAAGGTCTGAACATCATGCAACCTCCCTTCTTTCTGCAACAGCTAAAGCCTTTTCAAGATCGCCAGTTGGGAGACCGTTTTCTTCACAAAAGTTGATTGCTTTGTAAAGAGCGGTCATTGCTTCTTGTTCGTAGAGAGTGTAAGGATTGTTCATTGGTTTGATTTGTTTCGTACAAATTAATTATAATAGAATTAAATAAATTTGTCAACCCCCTTTCTTGCCTTCGGGGGCATTTACTTATCCATCCATTTTTCAAACAGGCTGTCAGGCTGAAACGCTTTTGCCAAGAAATTTCCATAAAGATTATTGTCTAATATCTTTAATCCATCTTTCTTTGTGAAAGTCGCAACCAGTATTGCTTCGCCTGCCTTGTTCATATCGTAAAGTTCAAAGTCATCAAAGATGCCGTTCTTGATCGCTTCAGGAACAATTTCAGATACTTTTCTGTGAACATTGCGAACATATTCTGGAAGCACCCTTCGGCCTGTTTTTATATATCTTTGATAGTTTCTTTCAAGTGCTGTTGCAATTTCGGCTGTTGCGTATTTGGCGCGAACTGTCATGCCGCGATCTGTCATCGTTTTAATTTTTTTGGTCAAACTGGCAACGCTTCCATCGCCTGTTCCATCCAACATTGTGTGATACCTTCTTTGCGCTGATTCTCTTTGAATCAATTTTGAAATCCAACTTGATTCCTCATGTACATAGTTCGCGGCATTTTCTGCGATCTTCCCGCCCTTGGCTTTCATCGCGTTAAATTCAGGCAAGCGCTTTTTAATTTCATCAGCATCAATTACAACAGTTCCTTTTGGTAAAGGCGATTTTTTCAACATGATTGATTTACCAGAAGCCGACCCGCCGCCTGTCATAAAAAAGATCGGATTCTTTTGCGCCTTGGGGTTATTCTCCGCAATAACATCTTCAATAATTTGTCGATGTAATTCCTGACGTTCTGGCGTCCATCTTGTAAGGTTTGACGGCTCCGCGTTTTCTGCAAGCGAACCATCTGAATATCTTTGCCAAGAAAGTTCCGCGCCTTTTCTTTCCCTGACAACATCAGGAACAATTTTTATTTTTTCTGCATTTCTACCATACGCGGCCTGCAACTGCGCCAAAGTTTTTTCTGAACCATCAACAGCAACAAATTTTCTGATCGCCTGATCGCCGCCATATTTTTTCGACAATTTATCAAAAAATCGAACTTTTTTTGCTCCAAGCGCTTTTGCCTTTATTGTTTGTGATTGACCTGAAAGCCAAGTTCCGTATGATTGCCCTGCGGGTACTAGGCCGCTTTCTGATGGCCTGAAACCTCTACGTCTGGGCGCTTCGATCTTTCGACCAAAAACACGGCTCAAATTCTCATAATCTATTTCGGCAACTGTTCTTGACCTGCAATTGAAATGCTGTGGCGGCTCCGGCCCTTTTCCATATTCAAAAACCTGTTGATCTAGTGATCTACAACGAGAACTGGTTCGACTGTCCAAAGTTGCAAGATAACGATATTTTTTTGTTGCATCTGGGTTTGCCTTATAAACTTGTTGCGCCGCGACATTGCTAACTTGATTTATTGATGTTCTGACGATTGTTTGAATCTGCGGGTTTGCAAGCATCATTGACGCGCCACGCATTGCCAACTGTTGCTGTTTTGCTGTCTTTGCTAAAGTATTGAATCCTAACTTGCCAATTAAACGTCTACGCATTTGTGCAGTTGTATCGCCTGCCAGTAATCCATCGCGAATTGATCTTCCAAGTCTTTCTGCACTTTGATCTGTAATTCCACGAAAAGATTTTTTTATTGATTGACCATTGGGCAACCTTATCAATGCACCTTCTTTTGCTGTCAAAGAAAACTTTGCGCCAGAACCCGCCGCGATAGTACTTAATGAATCAGATAAAACATTTAAATTAAATTCAGATGCGCTAGTAGTTACAACAGCTTTTGCAAATGCAGGCGTAACTTCAACAGTTCTGATTGATGACCTGATGCCTGCGGGCAATGCCTTTTCCATTTGAACAGTTGCAAATTCTCCTTGCAACTTTGCAACAGCATCGGAAACAAGTTCCATATCCCGTGTTGACTTCACATCCCATTTTCTAAGGCTTGCTTTTGTCTGTAATAACAAAGCCCGCAAACGTGCCGCTGTATATTTAGGCTGATTGGCCTTTGGAAGACGTTCTATTGCTTCTAATTTATCAACCGCCCGCAATATGATTCGATTGTAAGATTCAACGATTTCACGCGAAATCTTATTTGAAAATCTATTTAAATCTAAACTATTACGAAAATATTCTTCGGGAATTAAATCAGGATATGGAATAGATGCCCCAAGTTTGGAGACATCAGACGGAACCCGAATCGGCGTTTGTGTCATTAATCGTCATCGTCTAGGTCTTCAACTGGTTCATCTTCTTCAGCTTCAGGTGTTGGTTCATCTGTTTCGATCATGTCTCCTTTTTGTGTTGATTCGATTTCTTCTTCAACGTCAAAATCATCGCCGAGGATTTCGCCTTCTGCTAATTGTTTTAATAGTGTTTCTTGAGATATAGCGCCAGAAGACCATAAACCTTGCATCGCCTGAATCTCTTGCGGTGCTAACCTTTGACCCAAGAAATCACGATTGACAAAAGCGTTACCGATTTCTGCAATATTTAAATAATTTGCATGAAATACTAAACAGTTGTCGATCATATCCTGTAACTGTTGCGCCACAATCATCAAAGTCGAATCGCCTTGGCTTCTTTGAATCTCTTGCGAAGCGGCTGTTTCTGCAACAAGTTTTTGTCCAAGGATTGCGGCAAGTGCCAAAGTATTTATTTGATCTTCGATATTTTTTATTCTGTCGCGTTGGTATTGGAATGATGTGCCTTTGATCTCTACAAATTCAGCCCTGCCACCTTCAGGAAATGCCATCGCTTCAGATGGCCCCGCACTTACTTCCTCTGATGCCTGCGGAAATCCAAAAAGACAAAGCATTGGAACAGAAGAAATTCTAAGCTGATTATCAAAGTCCGAACTTTTTTGATAATGCAATAAATTTAATTCTGCAATATCTTGCATCGCCGGACGTGATTCTAAAAACGAAACTTTGTTTGAATATGCAATAGCAAATGGAATGTAGTCCAAAGATGTCGTTCCTTCATCTACTTTTACATATTTTCCCTGCCTAGTTTTTCTGTGAACCTCAAATCCTCCTGCTGTTAGCAATCGCACCTGTTCAACTTCTTTTTGCCCATATTCACCATCATCTTCAGTAACTCGTTCTAAAAGTCTCAATTGTGTAAGCTTTTGTTTACCATCTACAAGTTCTGTCCGCCATCCGAGGATTTCACGCGGGCTATATGTAATCCAATAAGGTCGACCAGTTCCTTCTGTTGGCGCATCCACAAGAACCCCAACATGACCATAGCGAAGCATTATTTTTGCTGTCTCATATGTCCAACTTGTGAGATCGTTGCCTTGAAGGTCAACATCAAATAAATCTTCCGTAACTCGTTCTGATACCTCATTTAATCGAACAGGTTTGCGCGTAAGCATACCCGCAAGCAATCTTTCGATTCTGACGTATAAAGGCGCAAGAACTGAAGTCGCGAGCCTGTTGTCGTAGCTTTCATCTTGCTCACGCGGCATCTGGGGGAGGTATTTTCTATGTCTTTTTCTTATGCCATAGGTTCCACTAATCAAATCTTCAATCAATATCCAATTCGGCTCCATATTTTTATAAGCATTGCTAGGGTCTTGTACCTCAACAGCTTTGCTTGATCGTTCCCTGTCGTAGTGGTTAAAAGAAGAATACACGGTTTAATCCCTAGCTTAATTTAATAGTAATACACTTTTTAATATATTCTAATCCCTGTTCTGCGCCCTGCCCCCAAATGTAAGGGATTGAAGCAACGCCAACAAAGGTATCGAACACAATCTGAAAAGTGATCTAATCCTGTTTTTTCTGGTTCGCCCGCTTCCGTGTAGCTCTGAAGTTCAAGCGATTCAATGACATTTTTACAGCGTGGATGAACAAAAAGACTAACTTCTTCTTTACCATTGCATAAAAGGCGCTGAACATTATTAACGCTATCTTTAATGGATGGATTAGACGCCCCCGATTGATTGGATATTCCATAACTTTCGAGAATTTGGATGTCGGTCTTCGTAGCGTTTGTTGATCTTGCTCCGCCTGACGAATCAGGATAGCCGTAAAGTCTGTTGTGAACAAACCTTGATTTAATTTCTTTTGCCAGTTGGTCGGTGTCATGTGCGCGTATCTCGTCAAAAATATAAAGTTTGTTATCTCTAATCACGGCGCAAACGCAAGACATCTTGCCAATATTAAAGTCGATTCCCAAGCGAATAATTTCGTCTGAATAGTTTGGAATGTCTGTCGTTATATGTTTTTCTCTGTCGAAGCGGTCAAAGACAGCGCCAGTTGTTAAAGATATGAACTGCCCTTCAAGGTACGCCTTGAGTAGATTGGGGTCGTAGTTCTGTCTCATTCTATCAATAAAATCTGCGGGCAAATGTGGATTGTCTGTTGTTTTCATTCTTATTAACTTTCTGTCATTTTTTTCTTGTACTTCATCACTTGCGAAAGTTTGCCAAAACCATTTGTATCCTTCAGGTGTGGACGCCGCCGCGAACTGGCGAACATTCCCTGCGCGAAGACGTCCAAGGATTTTTGGGAAGGCGCGATCACAAATTGGTTTTGCAACTGTATCAATTTCATCTGCCAATATAAAAGCGGCGTTAATACCGATTATTCTTTGCCAAGATTCAAAAGAACGACACATAATGCGCGTGTCTCCTTTTGGTAAATGCAAAACAAAATCAGGCAACGGCGAACTTCTAAATGTGTAAGGAATCTCGTAATTCAACAAAAATTCCTCAAATTCTGTTACAAAAAGATCACGAACAAGCGGTTGTGTAGGTTCTAATACAATGCCCGTAAAACCTTGATTTAAAACAGAAAGAGAAAAACACTTTGCCAATAAAGATCGCGTTTTTCCTGAACCATAGCCCGCGCATAATCCTAGTATTTCAGTCTCCGTATCATTTACAAAATTTAATTGACCTAAATGTAAATCAGATTTTATTTTATTTAAAGTCAAATTTGTATTTATAGAATCTGTAAAATTCTGTGGATATAAAACAAAACCTTGATTGACGTCTGTTAAAAAACTCACGAACAAAGATGTGCTAATTTTGCTGCGGTGTTAATTGCACCAAGAGCAATATGATATTGACCAGACCTTCTAGCTTCCATCTGTAAGGTGCTACATTGCGCCAAAAGATCAGCTACCATTTGGGGTCGCTCCATATCCCAATCCTTCTTTAACTCGGCTCTAGCTATCTCTAAATACTTATCTACGCTTCTTTCTCCCACCCCCCAGTTTTCCGAAGCATAACGAACACAATCTGATCTACGGCCACCATTTGCAATAATACGAGCAAACTTTTGTGACCTTACTATTGTTTCAGCTTGAGTTCCTTTTTTACCCATTAACTAGATGATACACGTTTTGCGGTGTTGCCTGTAAAATCCTCCCATCTTTTAACTATTACATCACAATATTTTGGGTCTAACTCCATTAAAAATGCTTGTCTTTTAAGACGTTCAGCAGCGATGAGAGTTGAACCAGAACCTCCAAAAAGGTCAAGTACAATTTCATTATTAATACAACCATGCTTTAATGCGTTGATGATTAAATCTACAGGCTTCATTGTTGGATGTAAATCATTTTTATTAGTTCTATCAAATTGCCATATATCATCTTCAGAATACGGAACACCATAGAAATTCTTTGAAAAATTTCCGTAAACAATTGGTTCATATCTTCTACGATATGCCCCACCGCCCATAGGTGATTGGTTTTTCATCCAAATGATAATAGATTTATAACCTATTGAAAGAGCAATGGGATTAAGTAACTCGTGAAGATTTGCACTGTTAAAAGTAATGTAATAAGCTCCTTTACATTTAAGACTAATAATATTTAATATTTCAGAAATAAACTCTTTAAATTCTGTAGAAGATTTTTTGTCATTATGAATAGAATTATATTTTGAGTTCATTCCTTGATGAGGAATAAGTTTACCATTTCTAGAAGTGTTGCTCATGGTTCCAGAAAAATTAATATTGTAAGGAGGATCAGTAAAGACCATATCAGCTTTACTGCCATCCATTAATTTTTCAACGTGAAGAATGTTTGTTGAGTCACCACATAAAAGCCTGTGATTACCAAGAATATATAAATCACCTTCTTTTGTTATTGGTTCTTCTGGGGTTTCAGGAACTTCGTCTGGGTCTGTTAAACCTTCAGTTGGTAATACTTCTTTTTTAGAAAGTATGTCATCAAGCTCTTTTTTATCAAAAAACTCGTTTAAATCATGCTCTTTTGATAGTTGTTCAAGCATATCTACATCCCATTCTGACAAGTCACCAGTTCTATTATCTGCTATTGCTAAACCTACTTTTTGATCTTCTGTAAGGTTTGATCTTTTTACTGCAATTATTTCATCACCATCAGCTTCTATTATTTTTAAGTTTTTAATCCCTGCGGCTTTTGCCCCTGCGATTGTTCCATTCCCTGCAAGTATGCGGTTATTTTCATCTATTACTATTGATCTTGCTGCCCCATATTGTTCAAGACTTTGTTTTATTAGTTTTGCAGATCGGTCTGTACGCTTACGAGCATTTTTAGGATCGTTTTGTAAATCGTTTATTGAAGTCATACTTTTAATGTATAACATGAATTATAGGGTTGACATTACATTTTAATTTTATTATAATTAAATTGTTATCAAACAAACTAAACCAAATGGAAAAAATTTATTGGCATCATCATGAATTTCGTCATGAACTTAGAGGTATTGCCGCCCACTATCCAAAAACCTATATCAAAGTTGGAAAGATTTTGAAAGAAAAAGGTCTTTTGGATTATCACTATGATTACAAAAATCAGACAAATGATGATTTATTGAAAGAATGGATTGCAATTCTTCAATATATGCCTAAGCACGTTATTCCATATCGCGGTATGGGAACTGACAAGCCTTGGTGCGAACATGATTGGACTAGGAGAACTAAGGAGTTAGCACGATGACAAATTTCTTCATGGTTATGTGCGCGACAGGAATCTTCTTTTTAGGATTCGACAGTGCATTAACAGACATGACCCGCAACGATTGTGCAGCGGGTATTCAAGCGGCTTGTGAAGTATTGCGATGAGACTAGACAGATCAAAACTTTTTGAATGGTTGCTTGATAACGAATGTCCTTATGATTGGGATGTAGACGAAAAATCAAGCAATGATGAAACTGTAACCCTTATTTTTTCGGAGGATACATGAAAGATCAAGAACAACTGAAATCATTAAATCAATTACTTTCTTTGGTTATTGGTGGGCGTATTGCAAGACAAACTGAGCATTTAAAAAGCGCCCCTATTAATCGTATCAATCACGCGCAAAAGATTATTGCAGATGGGGAACTTCAAGAAGCAACGCGCGATCTACAAGATGGTTATGAAAACGCATCAAAAAGACTTTCACAAGTTGAACGTAAGATTGATTCTTTGAAAAGTTTAAAAGTACTTGCAGAAATGGTTGAAGAAAATGTTCGGGATGCGGCGCTTGCGGCTGTTCGCGAAGGTGCAAATTCTGATGGGTATATGTTTGATGAATATAACGAATGGGAGGGCAAATATAAATGAAAAGATATAGATTCTCAAGCGGGGATGAAGAAACATCGCGCAAAGCTGAACAACAGTTTTTACGCATAACAGAAAACATGACCGATGAACAGCGCGAAGCTGTTCTTGATTGTTTGATAAAAATGCAGAAACAATTATTTTTTCAAGAGCCGTGGTTGATGAAAAAGTTTTCAGGAAAAGAACAGGCGCAGATATTGGCGCAATATACAAGAGAAGAACAATTGATAATGCTTGCAAGATTTGATTTTGAATTACAACATTGGAAAGATAAAAATAAAAATAGTTGACAAACCTAATTAATTATATTAGGATTAAATTGAATCAAACAAAGCAAACCAATGAACTTTGAAAGACCAAGAGCAAAAAGAGTTATCCAAGGAATATTCGCCGCTATGGATTGCGGAAAGTGGTTCACACAAAAACAAATCGTTCAAAGATTTATTGACGGCGGTTACGCTGAAGCATTAGCGACAAGATACGCTGAAGCATTAATCGCAGCTAATACAGACATTCAACATTTCAGCAGATGGGAGATCAGAGGAACAAAAGAATTAGTTTTCAAAACAGTTGACAATATTATTTAATTATATTATAATTAAGTTGTAAGCAAACCAATCAAACAAATGTTATTCCAAAAAACTTTCACAATCGAATTTGGACGTAATCTAAACAACACAAACTACTACTTTGAATACAAAGAAGGAGACGAGTTTGGATACTTTGTCGAAATGAAATACGGCAACATTCAATACGAGATAAGACTTGATGCTTTTGATTTCTTTATGAAGTTAGAAGGCATACAAAAATTCGATAATGTTATCGAAGGTTGGGACGGCGACAAGTTCTGCCACAATCACAATTACATGACCCCTGAAGATATGGCGATGGAAGAAGGAGACGAATTGGATTGGAACTATGTTGGCGCACCTTGTCACTACTAAGGAGGGCTAACAATGGATAGTTTTTTACACAATCATCAAGCCGCGCTTGATAGCCAAAGAGAAGCGCAGGCAATACGCGATATATATGGCGATGAAGATGACAAGTTTTTTAATCACGAATACGATTTAGAGGATGATGACATTTTCGATGATTGAAACGCCTTCTTTACTTTCGCCATGTGGCTCTTATCAGGTTGACTTTTTTCCAATAAAAGGTCGATCTGATCTTTATTTAAGATGCGGAGTTTTTGAAGGACTTGTTGAATTTCAAGAATGTGTCACGCACGTTGAAATGTTTCGTGAAGTAGAAAGCAAAAGATTCAGAAAATTTAGAACAATTGGTCAGAATAAAATCCCGCAAGAAATATTAATCTAAAGGTCGAAGTGAATGTTGCGCGTGTTCTGATCTTCTACTGTCATCCCATAAAACTTTGTAATAGTAATTAACTGAGCCTGCGCTGTTTGTTTTTGTAAATACTTCTGTTATTTTGCCGTTGCGATAGCGTGGGGGAATTGCTGATGAGGTGTAGGAAATTTTTTTTACTGATTGCCCGATTGCATATTTTTGCCCGACTAGAATTGCCATAAGAGTTTGTTTTGTAGTTTTTATATTTTACCAAATTAGTCAAATGAATTTGTTGACATATCTAATTAATTCTATTATAATAGAATTGTTCTTAAGGAGGATTTATGAAAACTCAAAAATTAGTTTGGTGTGAAAATGCAAAAGGATTTGAGCATTGCGGAAATTGCTTCAGAGCAAAAGTTCTTGATGATGCTGTTATGGATAGACCCGCACGTGAAGGTTATGTTTGGGTTCAAATGGTAGAAACACCAAAGACACCAATTGTTGGCGATGCTTGGGTTACAGAATGGCCGATTGAAATGGGAAGCAAAGATATTGACGATAAACATAAATTTATTACAGGCTTTTAATTAAGCCTGTTGACAATATCTTTTAATTATATTATAATTAAAATGTACCAAACAAAGCAAACCAATGAGACAAAATGATTTAGGCGAAAGAATCGTCATCATCGAAGAAAAAAGAACTCAACTAAAAAATGGTAGAGTTCGCATTGAAAATCTTTATGCTGATGGATTCGTTGAACAATACACTTATCGACCAAGCAAGAAACTTCAAAAATTATGTGAAAAATACGGGCTAAATGATTAGCCTTTTTTTTTATTTAATAGTTGACATACTTAATTAATTCTATTATAATAGGAATGTAAGCAAAACAAATCAAACCAATGAACACTTTCTTCAATCGCTACTTCAACGAAAAAGACCTTGACAATCAGGTTTACGAAATCGCTGCTCCTAACGGAACAATGAATTTGATTGAAACTGATATGGTTATCGCCAAGATCAAGAGAACTCAAGGCGAAGAAGCTAAAAAGATCGAAGCGATCATAAGACAGATTGATTGCTTAAACGGCGACATTCATCATTTCTTGAGACATCTTGCTCAAGCAATGGCAATTGATTTCTAAGGAGAAAAAACAATGACAAATAAACTTTATTTGATTTACAAAGAACAAATCGGGTCATTCAGTTTTGACCCAAATTCTTTTGAATTTGTTGACATTATCGAAAGGCTACCAAACGAAACAGAAGAACAACAAGACGAAAGAGCCGCTTATGTTGCCGATAGATGGGAAGCACAACAGAAAGACATCAAATGGCCTAAATACGGAAGCAAGAACAAAGTTTGGCGGGCGGGTGTAGTTATTAGAGACTACAGAGAACTTAAAAATGTTCAACAACTAAACCTTATTTCAGGCTTTCCAAAATTGCCTGAATTTAAAGAATCACAATACCCAATATGGGAGGAGGACTAACAATGGCTAATAGGGAAAAGGGAACAGCGGACGCCGAC